CCCGCCAGCCAGGATACTGTGATCGTACCATTAGATATCCCTGTGACATTCAGTGCCTGTCCCTGGGCTCGTATGGCGCTATTTCCATAGTACATGGTAACATAGTCACCATTGGCGAAGGTGCCGGTGGCATTCTCATAGGTGATAACACCCTGGGGTTGTATCAGCTTCTCAAATAGCAGGAAGTAGTCATCGATTGTGGTATCGCCGGGTACGACCATCTGATCAATACGCACAACGGAATTGGATATCAGAACCTCTGCCGAGGAACTATATCCATAACCACCACTCTCTAGTTCTAGATCGACAAAGCCTGTAGCTAGCTCAACAGCCGCGACACGAGCAGTACCGCCTTCACCAGACTCGGATTCAAAATCCAGCAGATCACCGACTTCAAAATTCGATCCGGCCTCTCCAGGAGTAATAACAAGATTGGATAGTGAACCAATAATGGTCGGTCTTTCATTATTGGTAAGGACATTATCCTCTGTGTTGATTAACTCACCAGTTTCGAATTCACCATTAATAGCTGAGATATAGATCACATCAATAAGCCGCCCGCGAACAGTCTTGCGGATAACGGCCTCAACAAATGCAGTCGCCCCGGACTTATATCCGAAGATTTGCTTATTGATTATCTTCACATTGGATTCGCGAAGAGACACTTCCAGATACCTGGGTTTATACCACTGTCCATCCGAAAGTCTAAACAAGTCATCGCCAGGATAGTACATACGCGGAGTGGTACCAAATGCTATACGGAAAAGGAGTTCCACCGACCGCTCTGTCCCCTTAGAACGATATATGTCCAGGGCGTGTTTAATGATGCGTCGTTGATCGACCTCAGTAGTAAACTGAATGTCTTTTAAGTACTTCTCCTTGAAATATACCAGGAATTCATCAGATGTGGTATCCACATCAATATCTTCATAGAAGTCACGAAGAAATTTGGCGGGATTCTTCTGGCTCTTTAGTTGGGAGAAGCGAGTATTTGCGAGAGTAAAGTCAGGAGTTTCATTGAGTATAAGAAGAGAGTTATTAACAACAGTATTGACAGTAAAGGTTGTATAGTCACTTCCATCTGTCGCGGTATAGATCGCAATGGCATCACCATTGGAGAAGCAGTCCACAAATGTAGTTGATGTATTCGGCGAATAGATGATTGTGTTACCGGCCTGCACATCAATTTTACAGTTCTGCTTGGCCTCAGAATAGGTCTGATTGGCAACTGAGGATGAGGTCTCTAACCATTCAAAGTACTTTGAAACGAAGGCAACGAATATCGGCCCCTCAGATTGATAAAACTCAGGAAATTGATTCTTTACCAGATTACTGATAGTCGATTCTATCTTATGACCCATTATTCCGTTATTCTAATCTCTTCAACATCAATTTCTATTCCCGATGATTCAATTCCGAGAATGGTGTTTTTACTAGCTTGTATATCTTTGTCTTTTGGATATGCATAGACCCTTAGAGCAGGGCCGGAGAAGTTCTGGATATTCAGATTATAGAGGTTTACAATACCACTGGTATAACTGATATCACCGACCTTACCAATTTCAATGTCAATGTTATTCTGTCTCTTGGTCAGACGTATTGTGCCATCACCAACATCTTCCATATGAACGGACTGACCATTGTAGGTGAAGGTATCTGATCGGAAGGCATGTTCTCTATTGATTTTGTGGGTGCCGATCACTTCCGGTAGGGTATCCCGAATAGGAACACCGAAATCAATAACATAGTTGGTCTGTTTCTCCAGAATCACATCCATTTTTTTGTACATTCGGCTATCGGTAATGGACGAAACAATAGAAACATCGGCGAAGTCAATGGTGCGGCACATCTGACTATCGCGATAAACAGCTTGGAAATTATTGAGGCTCACATCATTATAGGCAGTAATTGCCTGGGTGACCAATGTCCTGATCCGTTCCGGGCTATTGGTCGTGATGTTGACATCATACCTGACCTTGGATCGGATATAGACATACAGATAGTCCGGCTCAACAAACAAGGGATCGATCCCGAAGGGGGAGCGCCTGCGTAGGAAGCGGGTATATTCTGATATCTTGGAATCTGGCAGTCCATCTACATTGGTTAGATCAACTGATACGAAGACCTTGCCCATACGCGGGGGATTTGCCTCCTCGCCACCATAGGCATGAACAACATTGATCTCAGGGAATGCCGCCTTGAGAGACACAGAATAGTCCTGATCGACCACAGTACGTTCCTGGACCTGGAATGATCGAGGAGCATAGTATCTGACTGACTCATTGGTTTCGGCCTCCTGGCCATTGCGCGAGGACTCAATGGTCTCGACAACAGGAGTGGAGGTTAGTTCATCCAGGCCGGTAGGATCGAAGTCCATTGCGAATGCCTTGGCACCATCAGAAGCAGGACCAGCGGCAATGCGGTAATCGAGTACAATGGCTGAGTTGGTTTTGGGGCGGCGACCAATAATATCATCGCCGAATAGAATTTCGTAATAGCCATCTTCGGCTGTCTGTAGGAAGTATACCTTGGACTGAGAAGTTACATCCAGGAGTGTTTCCTTATAGACATAGGTATCACCAATGGCATTGCCATCCTCATAAACCGTGACCGAGATTGATCTGATATCGACATTCTTGTTGGTGATCTTGAATCGCTCATTCTCGATACCGGTGGCGATATAACTATCCTTGACAAAGAACCCCTCATAGATATCCGTCGTGAAATCAAATGTGGTATTGGCTGATGCCACCACGAGTGTTTCTGGTAGGGAAAATGCATAGGATGTATTCTTGACAACAGCAGAGAAGGTTGAACCCTTATCCAGGACATATGGCTGGCTCTCTCCAGTAGCCGTAAATGATGCCGATATGCGTGCCCTGGATGATCGTATTGATCTAGGAGTATAGTTCAAATCCTTGGCATGAGATAGAATACTAGATCGCAATTGCGCGGAATCTAGGTGTGCCTCTGCCAGGGCCATATTGGTATAGAAGGCATTAATATAGGTATTGTACGACAGCAGCCGTAACAATGTGGCCATATTCGGCCCATCATAGTCATAATCCTTGAATTGACTCTGATTGCGCAGAAAGTTTTTGAGGCTGGCTTTGATGCTATTATAGTCGAGATCGACAACATCTAAGTTATTAAGATTTATTTGATTATTGCTTGATGCCATTTAGCGCACTCTGTTTACAACTACGTCAAATTCGAAAAACTCATTCGGTATATTTAGTATTGAATAAACTACGGATATTGTTACTCGGTTGGGGTCATTACCAGTTTCAGCTACTACACGATGTATATCTACCCGTGGTTCGAACATTTTGATCACTTCCTGGATAGCATTTTCGATTTCGTTACGTGCCCGCCCATCATTCATTTCAAACATCGAAGCACGTACTGTACTACCCAGGTATGGTTCCATTGGCCATTCACCCCTGTTGGTCAGGATCAAGTTACGCATGGAGGTTTCAACAGCTTGTTGATCCACGGCCTTGGCCAGATAACCAGTCAGGGGGTTTCTATCGAAATTGGTGAGAAAATCCGAGAAGTGTTCTCGCGTGTTTTTCTTCTTCACCATTGTGTATTGTGCTTGTCTAGTCATTAGGTGTAGGTTCCGTTGTTATTGTTCTTAACCGACGTGTGGGCCTCTAGAATCTACATGATAACCTATTTCAGTGATATCACCCTTGACCTTGGTTTCGGCTTCCCATTTGTATTTGTTTGACTTCTGATCAATGGTATCCGAGACATCGATCTTCAGGCTTTCTCCAACCTTATTGGACATATCACCTGCGGTGTCGAATTTGGTATCGCCCTTGACTTTCACATCCCAATTTCCATCGACATGCATCTTGAAGTTACCCTTGGCACCGACATAGAAATTGTCTACATGAGCATTCATGTTTCCCTTGGAGAAGAGCGTGGTATCTCCTGCAACGCCGATACCGGCATGACCGGCAACCTCGACATATGAGCCACCACCGACAACTACTCTTTGGTGACCATGAATTTTCATATCCTGGTTCTCATCAACTGTGATCGAGGCTCCGCCCTTACCATATTGTTGGAGATCGCCGGAGGTAAAATTGACCTGTTTCCCATCATGGGTGATCATATTATAGGTACCGGATTGGTGAGCATGTAGGATGTAGGTTGCGCCCTTGGTATCGCACCAGACACTGACATGACCTGATTCTGTTTCTACACATTTTATATCTGGATACCGCCCATCCTCCATATCCTTTTTGGGATCATGAAGTTTCTTTTTAGGGTCTTTTGATTTTTGTGGCATTTCTATCCTTCTCTATCAATATCAACGGGGTCTTCAACATCATCGAATTCACCTAGTGTACCTTGCTCTTCTTCGAGAGCATATTGATTCGCTAGGTCTAGCTGCGCCTCTTGGCGACGCTGTTCTTTCTCTTCTTTATCTGATTTCTGTTCCTGTTTCTTTGCTGCCTGAGATAAACCCGAAAAATATTTGGATAGCGAACCGATAAATGATGAATATTGTCCTGCACCAACTGCTGGAATAGCGGGAGGATTCGATCCACCATCAACCTTTCGGAGTGTTTCTACCATTGGGAGTAATTCAGGAACGGCATGACCGCTATTTTGAATCTTATCCTGAATGGTTTTCATTGTGTTTTGTAGATCGGTATCTTTGAAGGCAATATCCTTACCAATGGATAACTTATCACCATAGCGGTGCGCTGTTCTGTTATAGATATTCTTGGTTTTCTTTTGACCCTGGGTGGCCTTATCTTCCTCGCGCCCTCGTTGTGCCATGCGGGCTTCGGTGGTTGTGTTTTTCTCACCCGGTCGCTTAGGACGCCAGTTCGTTTCACGATCTTCTTCTTCGCCCTTCGGAGACTTAGGTGATGCAGTACCATCGAGGGTATAGGGATTTACATCCGCCTCTTCGCCCTCATAGGGATCGGCCTTGCGTACCGAACCACAGAGAATTCTATTGCGGCCTTCCTGGAAGGCATAGCACTGATCTCCGGGCTTATACATAGGATTAGGCCCCATGCCACGATGTGTTGAGTCAGGAACCATTGCTGTATACCATTGCAGATTTTCATCTGGATGGCCCATTTGATCCTGCTCGTGGCCGATCATGCGGCACTGGAAACGACACTTCTGGTGTTCATCATTTACATTTACTATTTCGACCCTGAACATTCCGAATTGTGATTTATGCGGAAAGCCAGAGATATCGTCATCTCTAAAGGACATCGCTTACAATTACCCCTCTCATTGTTGTTGTTCCTTGTAGCGGGCGTTGATCGAAGTAGCAGTCATGCATAATATCTGCAATTAGCATTAGACCTCCGCCCCGCTTTTCTTTATCGGCACCGGTTGGTATCAGAAGTTGATTGAAGACTCCCTTGCCTACGGTACATTTCATTCCATTTTTAATCGGTACCTTTACGAAATATTTATCTGCGTCTTTTACCTTTGCCAGGAATTCCTGGGAGGTTACCCGATGGATTGCCGGGTCCGTTGCCAGCTCGTTTCTGAGATGATCAAACCCCTGCACGTTCATCGAGCCGCCACTACTCCCGACAAGGTTCTGGGCTATTCCGCTGAGTGATCCGAGGAGACCGGTAGCGCTCGCTGCTTTCTCGATAGCCAGGGAGTTATTGGCATTGTCATAGATATTCTCTGCTTGTGACGCCGCAGATATGGAATTACCAATCTTGTTACGAACACTATTGATATCATCCTCTTTGACGATCAGAGCAGCCGAGATGATTGCATCATGAGGAGAATGAAAACCATTACCACCATCAAACAGTTCTTCAATTCTCTTACCCCATGTTGCACTCTCAATAAAATGATGTTGAGGCCCAGCAGAAGCAAATGATTGGAATAGGGGAACCATATTGAATATCTGGGCATCCCGATAATAGACAGTGGGAGTTGGTAGTCCGCCATAGGTAGCCCGCTTCAACAGCATTTCGATTGCAGAGAAGGGATGCATATTGGAGATAGGAAAGGAACCAATGGTATCCTTGGCGATCATCCCTGCACTGGTCGTTGTATTGAGACCTGCTGGATCACTCGGGAGGTATTCTCTATGAATGGAGTCTGCCGCCGAAGTTGCAGGTACATTGACAAAGGACTTCTGAACAAGGGATTGGCGATCATCCACATAGGATGCCCCTATAGTCCCTATATTGTACACCAGGGCGCGTTTCTGTTCTTCCGAGGGGTTGGAGTCCACCGTTAGGATACGCTGCTCTGTGCGCTCATACTCGCCATCTCCGGCCTCAAAGACAAAGGCAACCGGTGCTCCTGGAAGACTTGTTCCTTCTGCAATGTCTGCAATGACACCTGCCTGCCCAGAACGATCATGTCCGTTATCCAGGATAGTCAATTCTGCCTTAATATAAGGCGTACACATACTCTCATAGACCTTAATGTTCTGAACCCAGCTGGTGACATCAGTGCCTGCAATCGAAGCGCCTAATAGACGAACCTTACCTGGAGCATACCTAGTCGGATCGGCCATTATGTCTCCTGTAGTTTTGATCTGACATTGCGCACAACATTGTAGATCATATCTGAATTAATCACTTCGACGTTTTTCCGCGACTCATAGCGTTCCAACTCTCGATCATAGTGGGATACAGCACTCCAAAATCTGGATTCGTTGACGGTGAAGTTTTCCGATCTGGTTGTGACATTTGAAGTGGCTGCATTAGCTCCAGTTGTTTCTCCAATAATCGTTTTTGCATGAGTAGTGTTTGCACTTGTATTTCCAGATACATGATGGATAAAGAGTACAGTGGTGTTAGAAACAATTACAGTTCCTCCTCCGATTATTTCGCCTTGATATTTGATATCCACGATTTCAGAGTTGGCGAAGGTAACTTCTGAGTTGGCCAGATCAATTTGGTATTCCAGAATACGATTGGTATTGACCACCCAATCTTCCTGTTTACGCCGGTAGGAGTAAATCTTATTGGTCGGAGACCATACGGGCTCATAGTACTTGCGCCAGGACATATCGATGTGATCCTCATAAGATTGAGGATTTAATTCAACTTCATCTGCATACCAGTTATTCCTATAGTATAGTATCTGTTCCTGGGAGTTTGCCACCGAACCATACTTCACCGAAATAAAGTCATGAAAGTCTATTTCTGAGATGTACCATTCATAGTATGGGTCCACCACATCATTCATCATAAAGACCAACCAGTCTAATTCCTCATCTTCATAGTAAGCATCTGATACCTGATCGGCACGAAACCCTGCAGTAATTTCCAGGGGATAATAAAGATCGATATTAGTTTTGACATCAGCACGAATCGTTACTCGTTTGGTCAAGTCGCGGCATACCGTATTGGCATACACAATAGTTGGAAACTTATCGAAAAATCTTTCGGGCATTAGTATCTCCGTTACCCATTAGGGAAGGTGTCGCCACCACCCTGATCGAAATTAGGATTCTCATCAGCATCGATTTTGTTAGCTGGTCTAGGCGCACCAACAAATGCGCCAACATCATTATAGATAGCACGGAGATCGTTTTCAGCCTGATCAACCTGTCTGTGAATACCATCAGGACCAGCATTGCTCAGGAGGTTGTACTGATTGCGTAACCAGTATTCTAGTTCAAGGAACCTCGCCCGGATTTCGATCATTTCAGGAGGGTTCTCACCCTTGTATGGATCAGCATAGAATGATGGTACACCGGGAGCCGCATAGTTCGTTGATAGGGATTCCAGCACCATTGGCTTAAATTTATAGAGGTATTTGGCATTAGGCATATACTGCATAAAGAAGATATAGGGGAACGAAAATAGTAGCTGCTCAACACTGAGACCCGGAGCCATTGCATTATTCATTTGAGTAATGATGCGCGCAATAGTCAGTGATTCTGCCTTACTCGTTGGATATAGTTTCCATGTGAATTCGTGTCTCTTATAACGCGGCCCCTTCAATAGAATTGTCATGAACTTATTGGGGGAGGCACCGAGATAACTGGAAATGCCGGGAACACCGGTAAGGAATCGTTGGAATAGTCCAGATAGTTGTCCGAAGATGGTATCATCCGATCCCGAGCCCGTACCAAACAGGTTTTGAATAATTGTGGATGCCGTACCAACCAGACCCATTGTCTCCTCGATATAGTCAACTTCATGGGTGTCTGTCATGCCCTGTGCAGGCAAAGGTAGATATATGCTACCGATTCGAGAAAAACCTACTCGCTGCGGGCTTTGTCTGGAGTATTTTGAGTATTGTAGATTGACAAAGTATTTTATCTCTTCTTCCGGGAAGATTAGTGTCTGACCATCCCCACGCTGTTCTGCGCTATAATTACGAATTTTTGCCTGTATTTCATTAACACTGCGGGCAG